AGGATAAATTGCATCTTGAGTTCCTTCATGTATTGGTATAAAATCAAACTTGTCTTTGTTTCGTGAAAATAGACTTAGTGTTAAAGGATAGCTGTCTGTACTCAAACTGTGTGCACCAACAATAGTTCTTCCTCTATTCATAGGATCACTAAATGCATTATTTACTGTCTCAATAACTGTTTTTCCTGCTGAACGCATGTTTTTAAGTCTCTCTGGTTGCGTTGGAACAGTTTGATATGATCCTCTTTCAAGTAGGTGGATTGCTTCCTTTGCATAATCATTATTTCCTCTTGCTGCATCAAAATAAGGATCATCTATAATAACCTGTGGTCTCACAGCATCAGAAACTTTTGACAACTCTGTTACACCAGCTTTTATTTTTCCAGATAATGGAGCATACCTGTTCTCGTATGTATCAGCAAGACCAAGTAGATCTGTGGCAGCAGTGTACTCTGCCATAGGATTATTAACTGCCTGACCACCATAGCTCTCATAAAGATTTTTTAAGAAAGTGTTCATTTGTCCAGTGGTGGGATTCTCTGCATGCAGAAGTGGTAATATGTCTCTTGGTGATATGTTTTTTGAATTCTCAACTATGAACTGTAATCTATCTTTTATATCTGTGTCCCATTTGTTAATTCTTCTATAATCTGTATAAAGACTTCCTAGATTATCTAAGTATTTCACCTGCTCAGGAGTTAGTGCATTATCTGCAGGATTTATAGAAATCATAGCACTACCATATTTATCTAGAGCTCTTACAGGAAGATTAGGGTCTGCAAGTGCTGCTGAATAACTTGGATCAATTGATGACAGAATTGGTAAACTATTGATATCATCACTCACTCTTCCAAAAGCATCTTTTGCTGATTGTGAAGTGAGTAATGATTTTATCTGATCCAAGTTTGAATAAAAAGATTGTCTGGCAGCATCAGAACCCTGGCGTGGTATGCTTTTATAAAAAGGCAGTATTGTAGAACTTAACAATCCTTTACCTAGTCCTCCTTTTAATCCAAATTTTAAAAGACCACTTGCCAATGCTGTAGGATCAGTAATAATATCCTCAACAAGAGATGCGTCATTTGGTTTTCCTTTGAGCGCATCAATTGCTGTATAGTTTGGTTTATATGTACTTTGAACTAATTTTGGCACAACATTGAATGCATAATTTGCGGCATTCAACATACTTTCATTAAGACGATCAAGTGATTTAGAATAAGGAGCTTCAACAGCACCAGTCTTTTCATTATAATGCCTACCGTACTGTTCAGCATATTGTTTATTTTTCCTACGAATTTCTTCTTCACTAAGCTGTTTACCTTTAGGCGTTTGTATAACAGGTTGTTCTTTTTTTACAGCATTTTGTATAGTTTGTGCATCTTTTTTTGAATATCCTTTCTTCATAAGTTGAAAGGTAGACAAAGGATCATCAAGCTTTGCTGCTTCCTCTTTAAGTCTTTGTTGCCACTTAGGTATAATTTTACCAGGCTGAGCTTGTGGTATCTCACTTCCATCCCTGCTAATATTCCTAGGTTTCCAATCTAGTCCTTGTTGGTAGTAATTCATCTCTGCGCCATTCTGTGCACTAGGTAACGTCTTCTTAGCATATGGGCCATTGCTAGGAGCAGGACTCTGTGTGCGTGCGTACATCATTCCTGTAGGACCAGAAAGAGAACCGCCCATTGCAAAGTCTTTTCCCCATCTCCTAAAAGGTGTAGGAATATTTTGTCCTTTCTCTACATACGGATGTCTCACTGTTCTTTCCCATTCATCAGCTTCTTGCCACGTTTTGAAAGGACCACCAAGATGTTCTCCTGTTTTTCTAAACTCAGCTTTAGCGTCTTTATCTGTTAAATATTTACCATACTTAAAAGATGGAATTAAATAAGCTGGTTCTCCATCTTCCCCACCTACAGAAATTGCTAATTCTGTACTAGGATCAATCTTTGGAATAACATGTCCTTTTGGTAACTTTCTACTTGTTGGTTCAAGGAATGTCAGTCCGCCATTTTGCATAGAAGGACCACCCCATGCACCATTATAATCAAACCCTTTGTTTGTTGTGCCTAGGTATTCCCCACCGTCTTGATATTTATCAAGCCATCCGCCATTCTTTTGTTTCTTAGCTGGTGCTGTGACACTAACCTCTGGAAGAACTCCAACATCCTCAAAATTAATGTCTTTTTCTAGTTCACCAGATTTACTTACAACCTTTCCTGGATAGGATGTAGCATCCATGCGTAGTGGTGCATTTTTTGCTTTACGGATGTTGCTTTCCATTTTTCTTTCAGAAAAATCATTCCACCAGGGAGACTTCTTCATTACATCCTCTGAGAGTTGTTTATCTGTTTTTCTAACTTTTCCAGGAGAGTTTACAAAATATAGGGCTCTTTCATATCTATCTTTATCTACAAGCTCTGGGTGACTCTCAGGAGTGATATGTTTATCTGTTATGTTTGCTGCTTTACTTAATATATCAACTAATCCGATATACGTGTTTTTTGGATCAAGCAGGTCTTTGTTTTTGTTTATATTGAACTTCTTTCTGGTGTCTTTAGATATTGAATTCAACTTTATCTGTCCAGGACCTAAAGATGTCCCTTCAAGTTGGAAAAGGTTTTCAAGTGTATATTTAAGATTACCCAATCCACTTTTAGGACTATTGAATTGAGTTTCTTGACCCACTATTCCATAAACAAGTGGTTTTATCCTCTGTAAATCTTGATCTGTAATCTTTAAGTTTTTCTTTAGTTGACTATCTAGTTGTGAATCATTAAATGAATCTACCAATACGTTCTTTGTACCCTGTCTAACATCTTCTCCAGATAAAGTGTACAGTGGGGAGTTTACATCTATATTAGATTGTGGGGCAGCATATCTAACTTTAGAGGCGTGGGTTTTGTCAAAATACTGTTGAAGTTCTCCTTCTGGAAGATTGTATGGGAAACTTTTCTTGGTTGGAAAGTTTCCTGCTATACTAAAGAACTGTGCTTGTTTTCCACTATTATCCTTCTCTGCTCTTCTTTTCAATCTCTCCATCAACTCATCCTTAGAATAAGTTCTAATACCCTCACTCATTCCAAGCGGATAGTTGTAATAGTCATAATAGTCATAAAACTCAGCCTCACCTTCTTTATTCCATCCTTTAAATATTTCACCATGGGTGGGATAGTAGTTTCCTTGCTCATTCTTTTCAGTGAAATGTTGAAATACGTCTCCTGGTTTTAAACGATTTATATCTGTAATAGGATAGCCAAAACCAAGTTCATTTGCTTTTTCTGCAAATTTTGTATTTGTGTAATAGTCTTCAGGTATAAATCCTGCATCTGAGAGAATTCCACAAACACCTTGAATACATACCTTTCTACCAGTAAGGTAAGATCCCTGTGTTATTTCATCTGGAACCTTATAAGGTTTCTTACCACTTTTGAAAATTTCATCAGCTTTCTTTAAGATGGCCGATCTAACCTCTTGTTCTGTTTTACCAGACTTTACTCCAACCTGAGCTTTACTGATTTTACTCTTTGCCATTACTTGTAAGAGATTTGACTTGGTGTAATAATGAATTGAGAAACAAGATGAGTTTCACTTGAGTTATCAAGAATGTGTCTCACCTTCAAATCCTTAGCTCTAAGAGGTTCCTTCTTAAACGATCTCTTTCCATAGTCCATATTAGCTTGATTTACAATCTTGTCTATGGACATTGACTCACAACTCTTTGTAAACAAAGGTAGGGATTTATCTTTTACCAATCCCCAGAACGTGTTATATTGATAGAAGTTATCTGATTTAGTGTACGTAATTGTCTTACTATCAGTGTTGTATACAGGATACTTCAAGTATTCCTTTAGGTTGTTCATTGGTTTAGCAACAAGCTCAAGAATGCCTGTGCTTTGTTGATCATTGTACAATACAGCTTTGTTGAAATATTCGTTGATTGCTATTCTCCTATTATCGTTAAATACTCCGTCATCCGTAGGAAGATATTTATATGCTTTTGTGTAATCTTTTACATTCTGAAGAATCTCGTCATAATATTGATATGCAAAAGGATATTCAATAATGTAAGGCTGAACACATCCATAAAACTTGTTATATATTACAGGATCTGTTAGATGTCTCCAGAGAGATGATGTATTTGATTCTGTATATTGAATTGCTGCAAGATCCGTTAAACAAATCTCTGTAACAGGGATGTTCCATGTTTTAGAACAACAATTAGTTCCTGTAGATGATAAAACAACCACATTGACAAAATCATCTACACTCAGTGCTAGTCCTGAAATTAAACTACTCTTAGGCACATTAGTAGCAAGCACATTCCCCACACCGTCAGATATGGAGAACGTGCTTAGTCTACTTCCAGCCTTTTTTAATTTTATGATAATTGTTTTACTCATTATCAGCAAGTTCCTTGGTCATCACCATTTACAGTGAAATAATAAGTGATTGTGTTGTTGCTAGTTACAGCAGGCCATGTACAAGCTGCTGCTGAAAAAGCAGGACAACCTGATGTATCTCTTGCACTCTGCCATACATTACTTGTGTTACCATCTTCTGTAATCTTAATAGACAAGCTTGTGTTTCTTTGAATGGTAACTATAGCTCTCTGTGTACAACTTGTATCTGTAAAAGATGATCCTATAGCTGTCCAGCTTGAACCACCATCTACAGAATAAGCAAATGCTAAAATTGGGAACGTGCTTGCTCCTGGATCATGTCTAGCATACAAAACTACATCAACCAAATCCTGAGATGTGGTAGTTGTTGTAGTAGTGCTACTAGTACTAGTAGTTGTAGTGGTAGTAGTTAATGACAAATTAATATAATTTGTGCAAAGCGTACTTGCCGACTTAACTCTTAAAACTGTTGCTGCATCTGGAACACTTGTAGATGTATATCCTGCCAACAAAGCAGATTTACTCACACCTGTTTCAAATGGTGTAACATAACCGTCTACATCTGAATACAAGTTGAAAGGACCTGTATCAGCTCCAGCGGTTGTTAATGTTATTAATACTGTTTGTGCCATTTTTGTTTATTTTAAAAATTTATCCAAGTATTGTTGTTGTAGTTGTTGTGGTGGTATTAACTTCTACAGTTCCTTCTAGTTCACAACTAGGTATGTACACTTCGCCCACCAGCTCACAATCAGGTACATACACCTCACCTTCTAGTGCACAATTGAATACATCGACAGTTCCTTCTAAAGCACAATCTGGTGCGCATTCAATTTCTTGAGCAGCGATTGCTTCCAAATCACAACCTCCATTTATACCAGAATAGAAGAAATTGTTTTCAGCAATATACCAGTTGGGAATGTAGCTATGAAAGCTCACCCAACTATCAGTGTTGAAATTATAAGACAAAGTCCAAGACTTGTTGCAGAAATAATCCCCATCTGTAAGTTCTACATATTCCTTTATAATAGATGTGCCATATGTTTTATTTACATAAAACTTATTTTCAGTGGCATCATATTTAACATTAGTATTAAGAGGAATATAATCCAACTTACTAATAATCACTCTGTCATACTTACTATCATACACTCCATGTAAACCTACAGCATTAAAGTGGTTGTCCGTAGGGACATTTGGAAAATATCTGAGTATTTCAAATGCCAGATGATCTGTAAAGAACCTATTCAATCCTGAGTCAAATCCTGACAAATCTTTTACACTATTCCCTACAACCAAGAAGACCTGACCTCTTTTAGCATCTATAGTAACTTGCCCCTGAGGTATTTTAAGTAACATCTTGTTTTGACTTCCTACAAATCCAAGATCTGTTTCTGCAAAGTCAATTGGAGGAGAACTTTTAAATAGTGTGTCATTTCCTAAATAAGCAGCTTGAGGATTACTAGTATCAATTGTCAACAATGTATTGTATAACAATGATTTGTTTTCAAATCTAGCAAGTACAGCTCTGTTCTGGATTCCATCAAGAGAGGTAAGTTTACCGTAGTTTTGTGGGAAATCAAAGAAACTGATAGGTCTGTAAATTAACCAACTGTTTATTCTATTATCTGTAAAGCTCTGTTGTCTGTCAGAATAAATTGCCCTGAATGGGAAATTAGTATAACAGAGCTGTTCTTTCCAATCTATTGGTAGATGTGAGAAGAAGTTCTCAGTGTTTTGTTTTGAGAATGTACCATTGTAATAATAAGTGTTGTCTTGAGCAATGGTTACAAAACTTTCCTGAAACCATTGGTCAGGAATACCCGTACTCACGTGTGGGTAGAAGTCACCTTCTTTATTATTATATGCTTGCCTAAGATCAACATTCACTGTCGACTCACAATAGAATGTAGGAATACCATAGGCAAATAAATAAAATTTACCATCATAATATGTTCTTCCAGGGTTAGGATCTGGAGGAGCAGGTAATTGACTGTTTGGACAATCAAAGTTATGAGCCTTGATTGATATAATATTTTTTAAAGTTCTTTCATCTCCACCACCTTCATCAACAACATAATCAGACAGTATGGATCTAGCTGAGTGCCAATATGCTGGGTAGGCTATGTTACCTATCTCATCATAGAATATATCACTATCATCAGGAGCCCCCACTCTATTATCTATAAAGAATGGAAGTTTTGTTTTAAACGAAAACTTGTTAATAAATGTATCTCCACCGAACACAGTGACAATTGGATCATCTGTAGAATCAATAGCTCTTTGGAATCCTGTATCAATTGTTTCATATGAATATATCTGACCCCACTGGTTAACAAATATATTTTTTAATGATCCATAGTAGGATACAGTTGATATATCAAATAGTTTCTCAGGCTGATAACAACCAGTTGAAGTTGGAGCATTTGATGCAATATATCTAGACTTATCTTCAATAACACTAACACCAGTACTAGTTAAAAGATTAGGAGTGTCACTTGGAAACGGTAGAGGAGAAACAGATAGACTATCTCTATCTTCTATTGTTTTTAAATATACAGAAGATTCTCTTTGAAAATTGTTGATATTATGATTGTCACCAGCAGATTGAACTCCAGGGACAAGATATTGAGCAATGTCAAGTGTTCTTTGTTTAACACCTAATCCATTGTCTATTGGTGCTGAATATCCATATTTTGCAATAGAATTGTAGGAGTATGCATAGTTTCTCCTAGTTATTCCATTTATGTAGATTTGTAAATAAGACTGATATGCAGCAAACATTGCAGAAGCATCAAACGTTGATGTTATATTTGCAATTCCTTCAGCAGAAGCAAGCGCATCTTGTTGAGCTTCTTTGGTTAAAAGTTTGTAGTTAGCATTATCTTCTACCTGAACAAAGTGAGCATTACCTGTGCCATATATTGCACTTTCAAGTTTTAGAATATCTCCAAGAAAAGGTCTGCCGAACGATGTTTCTGGTGAGTTAAATACTTGTCTGTATTTAGATGCATCTGTATTAAATGCTTCAAGTTTATCAGGATAACAGTATTCATTTGGACCATCACTGCTTTCAGAAACCAATCTTAATGTATACCCACCAATTCTAAATGCTACATTCGGTACTGTTCCAGCCTCAACTTGTATTGTTCTAGACTGAGCAGTGATTAGTGTAATATACTCAGTGTCTAATGTTATAGGATCTATATATCCAAACTTCACTATAATACCGTCACACTTTATGAAATATGTGTCATATTGAACTGCATTAGGAGTACCTGTAAATGTTCCAGATATTGCTACAGGTATGGTTAGGGAACATTCTGTATATTCTTTCCCTGCCTCCATTGTTTTACTGTTCACAGAGTTAGTGAAACAATCAGTGTATTCGTATAAACCATCCGTAGCACATGTAAATACGTATGTGATACATTCCTGGTTGTAAGCATTATTCTTCTCTAACAAGAAAGGATCAGTACGAAGATCATTATATGGGTAGTTGGGGAAGTAGTAAGTTGTTCCTTCTCTATCATATTCACCAACGTTCCTGAGAATACCCTTTGCTACAATTGACTGATTGGTAGATCTGTTACCACGAACAATTTTAAATCCTATGATATCATCTCTTTGATCTTGGGTTAGATTAGATGTTGTTATCAAATATTCAACTTGTTGGGCATCCACTCTAACTCCAATTGGAAATATCGCTCTATCTTCCATCACCAGACCTGCGTACGTACCACCAGTTTGTATAACTGGTGTACCACTCTCAAATATAGGACTTACAAGAACGTCAGGAAACTTATGGTGTCTGATAGGTTGATTTGCCAAAGTTCCCCAAACATCATCATTACAGGGATATACCTCAGTGGATTCCCAATAAGCAAACTCACCATACTTATATGGAGTGGCATTACCAATATTTGGACCAGTAGCATCTCCTGTGACGGAAGCTGTATTATATATTTTCCAATAAGGAGCACTTGTACCATCTCCTATAAAATCAGGATTGGTGTTTGGAACATCAGGTTGGATAAGCTCAGTGTATGAAAGTTCTCTACCTGGAATATGAAATCCATCAGTTTGTTTACCGTTTCTAAGTAGAAAAACTATCTCAAATGCATACACTTCATCCCTCATGTATCCTCTCAGGTTTGTAGCATTTAGCGCATCTGAGTAGTCTTCATTTGCAGGAAGCTTGTACGTTTGCCATTTAAGGTCAATCTGACTAGCAATCTTTTGATAATTGATCCTATCTATAGATGTAAGATTGTCCCAAACAAGAACATCTTGAACAGCTGTCAGGTCTTGAGCAATTTCGTAATATGGAAACTTCTCAAATATATCATCAACAGTGAGTCTTATTTGAGCCTCGTTTTGACCACTGTAAGTGATTGTGTTTGTAGAGTCATCAATAAAATATGTTCCAACAAGTTCAACAGACGTGATTCCATTCACTGTCTTAATAACAGCAACATTATAATATCTAAAATAACCAGTTGTGTCTATATTACTAATATTCAACAAAATAGACTTTCCAACAGGGTAGTTAAAATCTGGTGTTGTAATTGCTGTATCTGCAATAGGTGTAGGATTTGTTACAGAATAATAAGATGTATAAGCATCTCCTGCAACATCACAATACTGAATAGCAAATTGATATGTACCAGCTGTAAGACCTCCACCACTTGCAATACCAGAAATCTCAAGTTCAGGTATGGAAAAGTTGGGTTGTATTTTAAGTTTATTGCAATCTAGTTCTGGAATTGTTTGATTGTCACAAACGTCTGTACCAGGCTTAATCTTATATGGAAGATTATTTAAGTCCATATAACGCCTGGGATTGAGACCATCTGTCCAATATATTTCTGTAGTGCAATTTGTTATCTTATGCACCACCTTGTGTATTGGATTGTTTATATTAAAGTTTAAACAATTACCACTAACGTATACACGGTATATACAATCATTATTGTCCATATATCCAATCTCAGAAGCTCCCGTTTCAGGATTTGTAAGAAAGAATATATGTTTGTTTTGCTCATTGATAAGATGTGTGCCAATAAGATGATATCCTTGAGGAAATTCTAGACAAAACTCGTTACCTGGCTCATTCTGATAGTTAACAGAATTTGAGTCAAAGTTTTCTACAGCAGCATTGAGTGCATAGGTGAGCTGTCCCTTCTGAACCTGATTAACGGTTTGGTCAAGGTTTAAGCCTGTTCTAGCAACATTTTGCTCCTGTATAATATTAGTTGTTCCTTCTCCAGCCATATCTGCTTACTCTATTGGGTAATTCGTACATGTTGAATCTATTCAAATCTTGAATGATTCTTCTTTGTTTAGCATAAACATCTTGCTTCTTAATCTCAATGTCTGCCATGATGAATGCTTCCTCAGAAAGTTGCTTGTAGTAGGCTAGTTTCTTTTGAATTTGGTCAAAGGTTTCATCATTTATTTGGTTAGAAAGTGTTTCAAACACTTTGTATTTTATAAATGCTTCAATGTATTCTCTAATACGAAAGTTGTCTGGAATCATTTGATTCCCTCCAGCATCATATTCTGTAGCGTAAAATACAAGATGAACAATTCCATTTCTGAAATTTGTAACAAACTTATTGTCTCTGATATCAAATGAATCTATACTAGATGATCCTGGAGTGGATCCACCTAGTCCTGCACCTCCACCATTAAAATTCCACGCATCTGTATAACTCACATCACAATTCCTTCTTGCAGATATATTACCTGGTTTCAAAAGATGTGATAGTGTATATGACCTAGCTATTTGATTATTTGTTTTATACACTGCTTGTATAATCTCAGGCATACACGATCCATCACAATCATCATTTGTACAATCTAGATTAGTACAAGCTGGTCCTCCAGATACAACTGGAGTCACTTGTATTGTTGTTACATCTGCTGCTTGAGAATAGAATGAGTTAGCTGATTGATAAGGAAGTTGAGGAACTTCTGCAACTGCCCATGCTTCTCTTACAGCATAGAAGTTATCTGGAAGCCTTGCTTCAAAATCCTCTATATATAATGGACTTTCAGTGATGACATAAGAAGATCTTCCCAGTTTTCTAAGACATTTGTCTAGATAGGTGGGAAACATCAAATCATCTATTGCCCCTGTATCAAAATAGCTTTTAAGCTCTTCCTTTACAGTGGAATAGACAATTTCAGGTGTTGTAAAATTATACTTATAATAGTATGACATTTATACTAGTTTTTCCATTGACGATAAATATGTTGATATTTCTCGTTGGTTTTTATGTAGTGGGATAGTAATCTGGAGGTTGTTCTAGAAGGTTTAAAATACCAAAGATCAATATGTTTTAATCTTGCTGTATGTTTAAACCACATCCATCCAAAAAAATAACCTTCCGTATGATAGTTAAAGTTATATATAACCTTCCCTTTTTCTTTAGTCTTTTTCCAATCTATAGGAAGATTTACAAACTCATCATTTAATCCTTTCTTCTTTCTTCTCTTCTTTTTATTGATTGAGAACTCACCAAATCCAAAAGGAAGCTTAGCTCTTTCTCCAGTTTCTAATATGTAATTTTTGAAAGAATCATTGAATGAATACACAATATTCTTCCACTCATCAAATGATATTTTTATGGAAGGGTTCTTTTTACAGAAATTATTGTAGTTTTCTTTACTTGCACTTCTCCAATCAATCTTTACTCTCATTACTGGGTATTTGTTGAATTAGGTGCTTGTCCATCAACACCGTCTGACGTTTGATCAGTTTTAATTCTAAAGTATGTATTAAGTAGTTTTTGTGATGTCAATTCTAACACTTGCTTTTCCAAATAACCAGGAAGTCCATATGGTTTGTCCAATGGATTTTTACACCATTCTTCATCTGTATATGTTATTCCACCACAATCACATTCAGGAAACATTATCTCATTTGGAACATCTTCCTCAAAGAAAGCAGAAATTCTGATTGCTTGTAGAAGAGGGTTGCTTATGTATAGATAACCATTTATTATCCAATAGTATTCCTCATTCTTTATAATAGGAAGCTTTAAAAGATTAAGGTATCTGTTTATTGTGATTTCTTTAAACCTTTTACCTCTGCCACCCATAGCATTTATTGAATACACACCCTGGATAAGATACTGGTAGTTTCCTTCAGATATACGAGGGAGTTTGTATTTAGTTCTTGCCACCATGCAAGAATCTACATATTCACAACATTCTGAAATAGGAACTTCCACCATTTCCAAACAGGGAATGGTTGTAAACAAAGTGTTGGTAGCCCAAAGCTTCCTAAGATTTGTTTCTCTTTTGATCAGTAAAATTGCATTATTTTTAATTTCAGATGCCACCACCCTATCAGTGATGAGATTGTCTGTAGACAGCAACCTATGCATCGCACGTACATCTGAAACTAATTTTCTTAAAGTGGACATTATAAATACTGTTTAAATATATTTGTCATTCCTTCATTGAAATCTATCAAGAATGCTGTCACTTCAGCTTTTGAAGTGGTGTATCCATTCTTTTCATCCCAGGAACTTTTAGCATTTGAAAATGCAGGGATTTGATAAAATTTAATTCCGTTAAAATCTTGACTCAACTCATGGTGTTTATCACCAGTGAATATGTAAAAGTTATCATGCCAGGACCATTCTTCTTTATATTCCATTGGGAATATGGCAGCAAGTTTAGCAGGCTTTATGGCATCACCATGATTAAACATCATGGCTGTAGAACCATAACTTACATACTTTCTATAGTTTGGAGAATCATCAATATTAATTCTACCTATGTTTCTGAAATAGGTTTTTAACCATTTCACCATATGCCAGCCCACAAACTCATCATGATTACCTGGAACATATATGACATTTAAGAACTCACACTTTTGCAAAAGAAGATTTATCACACTCACCTCATGGTCACAAATCCTAGAAAACGACTCATGATATTGCATGATGTTTTGCTGGGGAGTTCCTTTTGTTGTAGTTCCAGTGAATTCACTGTTAAATTCATCAGATCCAATTATATAATAAATCTCTTCAAGATTGTTAGACAATTGGGCTTGATTTGTAATGATTTCAATCTTTTCTACAAATGCACCAAATCTATCTTCTACATTATTGAATCCATCAACATCCAACTTGTTTAAATGGGAGTCTTGTTTGTTTATAATAAGACATCCATTGGGTTTTTCTGATACATATTTAGGACTCATTACACTTGGAGAAAGAGGCTTGTAGTTTTCCAAGAAGCCAATAAATGAGTCTTGAAACTCTTGCTCAGTAGATTTCTTACCAAGCCAAGCTTTTACCTGCCAGTGTGGTTGATCAGAGTTTCCCCAATAGTTCTGAACATATTTAGTTACTTCCCACTTGTTTGTGTCAATTTTACACTTTGATATAAGCTCATCAAGAGATCTTATTTCCTCAGGAGAATTGAATACCACCTCTCCTGTTCCTTTAACCACATCCTCCTGAAACCTAATTATAGCTTCTTCTAGTTCCTCTATATAGCTTGCTGCCTCAGCCTCATCATTAATACTACTTGCTCCTCTAAGTTCTCTCAATAAATCATTCACCTCTTCTTCCGTAATTCCTAGTTTTTCTGCGTAATACTTCTTACTTTTCTTCCAATTCAGCATCTGCTGAAGTTGTTCTAAGAGATGCTGATTTCCCAACATAGGATTTAGTTTGGTTAAAATTGCAGTAAAGATACGAATCTTTTTTGAAATTCTCCAAATTTATTTAATTTGATAGATTATTGGTTATAATCAACTTAATTATAAATAAAACCCCCAGCGTGGAAACGCTAGGGGATAAATCCTGTAAAACCAACAAAACAGGATTTTTAACAGTTTGTTATATTAGCTATTCCTGTACCTACAAACTCTACATATTGTATATTATAGGCATTAGGACAACCATCAGCTATACAATAGAAACCTGGTGCAGCATAGGTTGTTAATGAACTATTTATCCATAATCCAACTCCTAAGTCAAGTGTTGGTGAATCAGATAGAATTACAACTGTAGTGGGATCTGAACAAGCAGCTGCACCACTAACAGCACTATATTTCATAAAATAAACATATGGTCCAACAGTAGTTGTAGTGGTAGTTGTTGTAGGAGCTGCAGTGGTTGTGGTGGTAGTGGTTGTAGAACTACTAGTTGTTGTAGTAGTGGTTGTATTTTCAACACAAGCATTCACCAATGTACAAAAACTTACATTAAGAGAAGGATTTGACTGAATTGTCTGAAGAAGAGTTTGAACCAATGTTTCAGGAGTGAGATATAGATCTATCTTCTCTAGAACCAAGTTCATGTTATTGCCTGTATTTACACCTGTATTTGGTAAGTTTGGTCCATTGTAGCAAATGAGATTGGTTTGGATGGGATAACCAGCAAACCAACCATTATTACATTTCTTTGGATAGACAGCACTTACTGGTACAGGATTACATGGTGTACCTGGGTAACAAGCCATTTATTTAAATTTAAGGGATGTACATAATATAGTAACAAGCAAGTACAGGTTGGATATTTGAGTGAGAAAGACCTCCTCCTGTAGAAGCTGCAGTTATTCCTGTAGTTTCACTACTTGATAAACCGATAGTAGCAGATGTTAATGCACTTGCACCTGTTCTGTAACTAAAGTTTCCAGACAAATCTACGTAAGAAGAAACTGGTCCTGATGCAGTGGGTCCACCTGAGAATGAAATTGCAGCAGCATTATCGTTTGCTAAAACAAAGTGATCATGTCCAGGATCTGTAATTACATGCGTGTGTGATGGAATTTGTGTTGCATCAAGAGTGATTGTATTTGCTCCAGCGACATCACCTACAGCATAATTAGGGTTACCTGGTGTGGCTGGATTTACAGCAGCACTTGGAGTTCCACCAGGTACAAGGTCAATTGCTCCTACAGGAACTCTACCACGTTTGTCTGGTGTACCATTCTGTCCGTTACACAAATAGATATTTACCCAATCTCCCAGACCAGCACCTGTTGAATCAAAATTAGAGAGGGAACCATAATACTCTACAGCAGTGTATGGAACCATTTTTGTGTAGTGTTGTGTTGCTGTAGCTATGCTATCTAAGTAGGCTTGAATGAGATCATTTAAGTCTGCAATCTTTACATAGTTTGTATCTACATCAAGTGCAAGTACTGCCAAACTTGCATCTATACTACAGAGCTTTGTAATAACAGCTTGCAGAATAGCATGTGTACCTGAGGTGGAAGTCACTCCAGTTAGACATCCTATAGAATAACTTCCTTCAATTACATCAACTCTGCCATCCAAAACGTCCACTTGTTCTTGGAGATCACATGCTGCCTGAATTAGAGCAGATATATAATCATTCAAGGTGAGGTCTCCGCAGTCTGGGAGATATTTACTAACCACTTCACAAAGTACGCTGTCATTAACTATAGGTAGAATTCCTAGACCATTCAATGTAGATGTGAGAAACTGTATTAGAGATTGCTCAACATATGACAAAGAATCTCCTGTCTGAATTCCCAAAACAGGAACATTTATCCCTGTGTACTTGACGCACCTATCTGAAACAATTTCAGCACATCCGTTATAACAATTTGAACAAGACATTTTTAGTTTATTTATGAATTAAGAGTTTAACTTTACTAGCAATCATGTCCACTGTGTAACATTTTGCATAATCTGGATTACAATACTTATATCTTAGTATTCTTTTGTAATTCAACAGATCATCAATAACTGGTCCACCAGAACATTTATTGAGAGAAAAAACGATATTGTTGTATTCATTGTTAGCCATCTGAGTTAGCTTACAATCAATATCATTCATAAGTGCAGTTATTGTTGTGCACTCAATACAATTTGTAAGCCTTGGTGATAGCATTTTTTATTCTATTTGTGGCTTGTTTAAGAGCCATGTTACAAGCTGCGCAAAGTCCATTGATTAATTGACAACCGCAACCTACTTTTGTTCCACAATTTCTACAGTTTGCCATTAGTGAAAATTGTTTATATAGTTATTACCATTCCCACAACCACAACCATTTTTAGTGAAGTTAGTGAGCATTCGATTGGCCTGATTATACAGTTTGTTTGCTGTATCCACAGCACAATTGTTGGCAGCAGCAATAGCTCCTTGGATAAAATAATAGATGCTATTTAATTCAACTTTTTGTTGTTTCCTAATAGCCAAATCACATTCCATCATATCAAGCTTCATAAATGCGCTGTCAAACTTTTCTTGAAGTTGATCAACACGTATGATTGTTTTATCAACATAATTTACATATGCAGGAGTTACAGAATATTTTATATAATATATTCCATCAGGGAGAGGAAGCAGTGGGTCACCAACTGATGTCAGTCCTAGAGAAGCAGATGTATAGATGTTAAAGTCATTAGTGTTGAAAGGGAGAGAAACTTCGCCAAAACCAGGAACATTTATTGTAATGGTTGGGGATGTTACAGGAGGACTATCTGGATAAGTTGACGCATCAGCAATACCCAATGTTTGCAAATTGTACGTAGGAATTACTAATATGTCTAATTTAAGATCCGCCATATTTTTCTAAATAAATAAGCCAGAGGATTTGAGATTGAATCCTCTCACCCTCTGGCTTAGGTTATATGATATTGTTTCTTCTGCTACCCTTTATTAAGGAACAAGAGTGGTAGTTGTAGAAGTTGTAGGCCATACAGTTGTGGTGGTAGATGTAGTTGTGATACATGTGTTATCATCACTTACACTTCCCAATGCATCTTCCAATATGCCCTGAAGAGTAGCACTTGCTGCTTGAGGAACAGCAATAATCACCATGCTATCTTCTTTGATGTAGTCACCCCAAGAGTAAGCTGCTTTGTCATACTCGTTGAACTTAACATAGTAGGTGTCATAGGTAGTACCATCAGAAACCCAAGATTCAAAGTTCTCGTTATAACCAGCCATTCTGTAGAGGTGCTTCAGGTAACCTGCTTGATAGCTGTAGTAGTTTTTCTCAAGTTGCTTGATCTCAGGAGATTGACCAGAAGCATAAGAAGCACGTTGAGTGATAACTGCCTCAGCTACAATGTTACAAGCATCTGCTACAATGAAGTCAGCAGTGGTTGCAGGACCAGAATACACGAAAGTACGGAAGTACATTCTGTCATATTCGTAAGGGAATGCAGCAACATCACAAGGCTGACCGTAAGCAGTAAGAGGCTTACCAGAAATACGGAGGATAGCATTTGCATCATTACCAATCCTTTGGAATTGATAGAATGTGTTGAAGCTAATGTTGTCTGGGTTGATGCCAGGAGCTTCTTGCTCAAGCTTAAGAATGAACTCGTCAATCAAAGCTGGAACATCAACATCTGTACAAGGATCACCACCGCAATCACAACAAGGAGCTTGAACAGTTACACTGCGAGTGAAACCGTTGAAATACAATGTATCAATGTAGCTAGAGTGAGCACGAAGTGTAAGAGTTACAACATCGCCACACTTTACAGTCCAACCTGATACATCTGTTACCTGGTTTGCAGGAGTAGCACAACCACTCACTTTATACCATTCAGTAACATTGTGGTTACTTCCAGTGTTACTAGCACCAGAAATCTTATCAGACCTTTTAGAGCCTTGAAGATAGGTGTTAGTTCTACCTTGAGCAACGTAGAAATAAGGGAAGTTACCAGGAGTGTTTGTAGCTGCATAAGCATTTGAGAAAATACCTACTTGGCCAGCACTCAAATCTTGCGTAGAACCAGAGCTAGGGAAGCTTGATTGCCCTACTGGAACTACGAAGAGCGTAGTTAAAGAAAAATCTGCCATTTTTATTTTGTTTAATTGTTAAAAACCTTATTCGTTTGTCTGTATCCTATACACTGAGTTTTGGACAGCAGACTGATTCTCTGTATACATTGCGAGATTTTGAACTGTCAGGTCCAGAAGTTCATCTTCCAGGTAAGCTTCAAGTTCGCAGTCCACATTTGTAGAAGGAAGTCCATCAAATCTGATGTATCCTTCTTTATCAATGTATACTGGATATCTCATGTACGATATGTAAATTTTTGTGGGGGTAAATGTACCATCTGTAAAGACTGATATCTCATCAGATGATATAAAGTTGAAAGTCTCTTGGTATTCAAAAGAAGGTTTGTAATGATCGTTGTTTAAAAGAAGTGACAAGTCACCATGTTTTGCAAGATCTTTGTTTATCCAAATCTTTCTATCTTTACATCTACCTTTGTTAGCTAATACATAACTATCAATATAGAACATGTATTTAGGATCTAACTCATGCAAGTATGCAAACCACTGATTTAGTTGTGTGTTTTTTAAAGTTAACGTCAGGGGTTGGTGGGCATAATTTACCACCAAACTTTGAAGATCTTCATACCTTTTCTTAAAGGTGTCCAATCCTAAACCAGACACTGTGCTAAATCCATCAACTTTCTGTTTTATCAGCTTTATCTGAGCTTCATTTAAAGCTAATATTTTATCTTCTAGTTGGATCTGCTGATGTTCGTTAGTTGATAGTTTATTTAGTTTCTGATCTATTTTATATAATAAACTATCTACGGGTATCATACAGAAGCTAATTTTTTACTTTTCAATTTTCCTTCTAGGGTAAGCAGTTGATCCTGGTTATCGTCATCAGCAAGGAACTTTATCAAATCATCTTCATCCTTTGCTATTTCAAACTCACCCTCGTAAATCTTTCCGTTAGGTTTAGTTCTGTACACAGAATGACTGAGTGCTTGTTTAACCAAATCTTTAATGTGGAGCAGATTTTCCTTCATATCAGCAAACCTATTGAACACCTCCACTGTAGAGAGTCCTTGATATTTACCATTTTTGAATTCTGTTTGTTTAAGAACATTATCCACTTGGTTATACACTGATTCTTCTTTAGTGTCTTCTGTTACAGGGAGTCCTAACAAACGAGCAACTTTTCTCTTCTTCTCAGGAGTCATTGAATCAAACTTAGCAATAGCTTTGTTGATAAGTTGCTTCTTTTTAAAGATGACAGCATTTTCAATTTCTTCATCAGCTACGTAGAACTGAGTGTCTGCTGGATATTCACCACGCTCCCAAGCTTGATAAGAGCTTGCAATTGTAGGATGAACACGCAACCATGAGAATGCTAGCTCCTGAAGAGGAATGCTAAGATCATAGTAGTTATCTCCATCAATCAGTTTTACAGGCTGCACATGCATTGTATCATCAACAGATGTAGAAAGTCCATAGTTCCAGAATTTAGAACGTGGAGACAAATCAATTCCTCCAAGAGAATTCTGGAGTCTTTCAAGAAGAGCTGTAACTCTTTCCACTTCCATTTCTCTTTCAAGAGGATCTTTAATCCTACGGATGTACGAAGCATTGGGATCAAGTCCTGTCCTATACTGACCATCAAGTTCCTTGTAAGGATATTTGAATACGCCTGTACCAGGGATTCTTGTAAGTCCTCTTGCAGCTAATCCACTTTGCATTGTTTGCAATTGTGAAGTTGTGTACTCTCTTTTGATTGTAGAGATTTTTCCTGTCTTACCCATAATGTAGTTATTTTAACTTGGTTTTAAGTTGCAGATGGTCCCCATCGAAGGGAATGCAGTTGTGCACTTGCACAAATCATCCATCTGTAGTTTTGAGAGAGCCTCCCTGAGGAGGGAGTGGATAGGGAGGCTCTTCTCGATGTTTTGTCCTGTAAGGGGACTATGAAATTAGAACTGTGGAATTTCTTCGATCAACACTGTACGAGACAGATCTTCGATAAATACGTCACAACGATCTTTCATCCATATTTCATAACCAGGGAATTTGTTCGCAGAACTCATACCTTGAGACTTAGCAAAGCCTAAGTGATGGCGAGTTCCATCGATATAACCCCAAGTCATTGAAGGAGCACCTTTCATCCTTACTTCACGGATGTTGTTCACCATTGAACCATCGCTCATTGGAGATACATCAAATACCATGAATACAGGGGTAGACTTCTTGTTCTGACCAAATTCCAGGTTAGATTGAGGCAGGTCAAGTTCTTTCAGGTGAATTAGTTCAACACGACCAGTCTCACGTGTAACCATTGCATCGAATGCAAAGTTGTAAGTGATGTGTTGACCTTCGCCTTGCATATACCTGTTACCAGAATCAGCCATGAATGTAAGACCAGAATTCAAAGCGTCATTTTTCAAAGCTTGTTGGAATACATCGAAACCAGCTTCGTTAGTATACATTTTAACCCTACGATCTTTCACATCAACCCTCCTGTAGAACAGGTCACCGAATACTGAACGGATAAGGTTTGCAGTGAATTCACCACGGTTGTATTGTACCAAGTTACCATTGTTACGCATCCTGTGATAAACACCAGCAGAAGTACGCTTCAATTCTTGTTTAGAGCCATTAGTTTTAACTGTTCCAGGCTTGCTCCAAATCATACGCTTAACTTTCAATTCAAGCATAGACTTACGCATCCAGAACTCAATAAATGGTTCCCATTTAACATCGTTCCTAGTAAGAGGAAGTTGGTTCCTACGCTGAGGAGCGTAAACCAGAATATCCAAAGGCTTACCAGAAGCATCACGCATCATTTTGTCATCAGCCCACTCAGTGATCTTGTGCTCAAAACCATATGCAGAACCAAGAGATTCAAACATTGTGATTTGCTCACCCAAACGAGGAAGACCCAAAAGATCTTGATCGAATTCACCGATAGCAGCATCAACCAGTTCCAACTCAATACCATACTGGAGGAAAGTTGGGTTTACATAGTCAACTGTTGGGTTGTCACTAACAAGAGTGAAAGAATAGAGATAGCCCATGTTCCAAGGAACGGGATCCTTGATAACATAAAAACGAGGACCATACTGACGAGAACCTACAGAAACAATAGCGTTTTTGGAGAACTCGTTGGTATCCAATACAAGAGAGAACTCTTGACCATCGATACCTGTTTTACCGCTATCAATCAAATCTTGAGTAGAGGTGGGGATGTCAATGATCTTAGGGAACTTGTAAGGAACTTGAACTTGCCACTTCCATGCATCGCTGTTATTGTCGATGTAATAAGGAGTTGACTTGTTGATCATGTCCAAAAAGTCATTGCTGTAGAGAGAGCTTTGAGTGTAGAGGCTGATGATCTTCTTGTCGTAATCAGCAGGCTCAGTTGAGTGGAAGCTCTCCAGGTGGTTAGCATCGGTAAGCTTTCCTACAGCACGTTTGTCCATAGAAGCCACACGAGCATACGTAAATCCAGTTAAACCTGGGATTGTTTGAATTGCCATTTGTGTTATCTTTTAAATTATTGTTTATAAATCAAATTACAGAAACCATGAATTGGGCTTATTTGGCTTACTGCTAGATTTCACTGAAGACTTACTTGCTTGTCTTGCAACCTCACCAAACAAATCATTAGACTTTTTGGTGATGCCAGTCTTTTGAATCGTAGAGAGTGTGGGATCTTTCTCAAGGATTTTGAGTAAGAGAGCCACCTTCACTTTCATTTCATGATTCTCAGGACGCTTCAGTTCTAGTATTGTACGGTCAAATTCTGTAAGTGTTTCACCAGAGCTTGTTTTATACCTATCCACTAGAAGGAAATCTTGTAGTTCACCAGCCAGTTTGGGATTGATTGGTATCCCGTCAAACTCTTTTGTTTTGAGCTTATCTTGCAAAACAGTTTGAACATTTGCAACATACTGCTGTTTCATAGCAGCCTGTTGTTGTAATTCTCTCTCACGTTGTTGTTCTAATTGCTGAAGCTTTGCAGCTTCCTTCTTAATCAGCACTTTGTGGTGCTTTTGTGCAACTGTTTCGAGATCACCATAGTTTTTCAGACGCTCTATTTCTGTTGTAATATCCTCAGGATCAAATCCTTGGTCTGTTAGAGCTTGTTTTAAAACTGCCACTTGATTTGTTTCTTGTGACAGATCCATTTCTGAAAAACTCTGTATACTATTATATGCACCGAAATATTCTTTTGGATCAACTCCTTTTACAAAGATGGCATCAAAAGCCTGTTGGTAATCTTCACCAAACTGACTAATGAAGTTATTTACCACTTCAATTGCACCTCTTTTCTTTTCTTGGTTAAATCTTTCAAGGAATTCTTCAGGAGTGGAGATTGCTATATCCTCTTCGTCTTCATCCTTTGAAAACACACCTAGTTTAAAAAGGTCTCTTGAGAGAGCTGTAAACTGACTAACTTGTTCTTCCTCAGTCTCTTCAGCTTCTTCAGCAGGAACTTCGGCAG